GTAGTAGTCCCTGCTTGTAAGATAACTATATCAGACAATGTTTTCAAACCTGTTAATGTTAAAGTTCTTGTAGTTGGCGGAGTCCATGTGCCACCGGCATCATCTGTAAAGTATGCTAACGTTCCTGCACCTGCATTAGTTATAAAAACCCCTTTTGAATATGATCTCGGCGTATAGAATCCTGCTGAACCTTTAGTTAAAGCCCTTCCTTGTGAGTCTCTGCCCCATTCGTGAATCAACTCTCCAGTAGCAGACAAAGTAGTTGAAGATGTCAACGCAGCTAAGTAATCATGAATTATTTGATAAGAATAATTATTTCCATCAATCCAAATCTTAAAGCTCTGTACTGAAGCTGCTGTATATGTTGCTGCCCACCCTCCTGCTGTTGAAAGACCATAAGTGCTGGCAAACGCAGAGGCGTTTCTTGTTTTAAGATGAACTGTTCCAGCAGTAGAATCACCACTAACAATCTTCGTGACAATTCCAGTAGCCCCCGATGTTGCTTGTGTCACGGTGTCTCCAACAGACAATGTCCCTGTTCCTGCTGTATAGGCAATAATGCAAGATGAGTTGGTATCCATATTCCATGTAATACCACTACCTGCTGAAATTGCAGTTGCTTGCACTGTCGCAACTAAATTGGTATCAGGATTGAGAACAACTGTTCCGTTAAACAAACTCGTTGACACTTGAGCCGCCACATACGGCATATACAACCAACAATCAACTCTTAAAGCATGACCTCCATAAGTTACAGTTGATGAATTCGTAGAATGTTTTTTATAAATGAACACCCCAGAACCAAGCCCAGTTGCTGCTGTATATGTTTCCATCACAAGATCAGCAAGGATTGTATTCTCATAAACTGCCACAACAGCATTTGCCAACTTCGTCCCATCAGCCAATTGCGCCACTACATCAATGCTTCGTTCATCATATACATAATTGGCGGTAGAAGTTGTCCAAGAGAAATTAGAATAAGTTGTTGCTGACCAACTCGGATTGATCATGTGGAATGTTTTGTTTGAATTCAAGGTAATGAGGGCCAGGTTATTGATAAACACAACGTCTCTTGCAGTTATGTTTTCCGTACTCGTATCATTTGTACCAGTTAACCCGGCAGTATTGGCAAGGATAAGACCATCTATAAAGGTGTTTGCATTGATCCGAATAAATTCATTCGCTCCCCTTCTTCCACTGATAGAACCATCATAAATCTGAGAGCCAAATAAAGTTGTCCCGTAGGTTTGACTAAGAAACTTAGTTCCACGATATGTTATCACTGATCCTGCTGCATTTTCAAAAAACATAGCAACAAGTTGTCCCCAAAAAAGAGTGTCAGTGATTTCCCCTTTTGATCCAGATTGAAATTGTATTGAGGGCTCCCCAGCAGTGTTATGTGTAAATAAGAAAATACCACCATCAGCATACGACCCAGTGGCAGATCTGTATCCTAAATCCAATCGTCCATTATTTTTCACAATTAAACTTACTGTTCCACCACCATCGTAAATATCTGCACCTTCGCCTGCTCCCATATAAAGACCCGCATACTGGGATCCGTCACCGATGTTCAATACCCCGGTCCAGTCATAAGTACCAGTCCGTACCCCAAGAGCAACACCCGTATTCGATCCACCCGTTTCCAGATCATCCATATCATAAGCGATGTGGCACGTGTCGTTATCTGCTGGCAAAGTATCCCAATTTCTGTTGACAGTACAAAGTTGAAGTGTGCCAGATGGATTTGACACGGCGGTTACAACTCGCCTTTGGGCAGTTCCTGCAATATTCAGAATGATGCACCGGCCAACATAGGTCGGGTATTTCGTTCCAACAAATCCGTAATAATAATTCGGACCCGCCCCAAGCAGGATCAGTGTATTCGGCAGAACAATGGAATTGTTGTCTACTTGAGCGGTCTGCGAACCAATATCGGCAACATATCCGATGAAGGTATTTACTGTACAGGGTTTCCCTACCGTGATTCCAGTTGCCATTTACGATTCCTTTGCGTTTAGCTTTCTTCTATGCAACTTATCAACGAATCTATATCCACAATCTTCTGTTAGAATCGGCGGTGCTTTCGGATACTCTTTACATTTTTCAGGCATATGAGTATAAACCTCACAGACCGCAATGTCATCAACCCATTTAAAGTGCTTACAATTCTTCGCAGAACAACAAAAGCCACAACGCTTGCATGTTCCAAACCGTAAATATTTAAAAGACTCTTGTAACACGCACTCTCCTTATGAAAAATCTAAATTTTTAACAGTTATTAAATCCGTTGCTAAATTATCAAAATTATTGTTTCCATCGGCCCACTGAATAAAAAAACCATCGACCTTCTTAACCTGCCATACCGGTGAATTAACGAGACTGCCGGTTGCCGCCTTACAGACGTACAGAATGTCACCGTCTTCATAAGCAACCTGGGCAAGATCATTTAATGATGTGGGGAATGTTACAATTGCGATTATCGGCTGGAGAGTTTTAAGATACCAGTCGTTTTTGCGCCACTCAAATTCCTTCCCGGTATCTGTTTCCCAAAAAGTTGACGCATCAAGTATCTCAACGCGGGGTTTCTCATCTGTTGAAAGACCAGAATATCGGTAATATGGTTGAACAGAACAAACGATCATTCCAAATCTTCTCCAAAACCGCAAAATGATATAAGTCCATATATGTAACCTCTGCGCTGTCGAAAAAAATTTGAAAAGTCAAGCCTTTTCTTACATTAACTGCCTATATCCCTCAAGAATTCTTGCAACCCGCCGTTTTTCGCCCGACATTATCCGGCCCCCGATCGCCATTGTCATAAAATAACTCAACGCCTGGCTCATTGCGTCAACCTCGTCCACATACAAAGCATTCGGAAAAGTTGCGCAGTTGTCAACAAACTCCGAAACCCACAAAGTATCGGCGCCAATCTCCGGCAACCACACGCGCCTGCTTTCCTGCATCGGAGAAACAGCCTGAGCGCGAATCTGCTTATCCATGTCCGGATAGATCCCAATAACCGGATACGTGGTTTCCTGTTGCACCGACTGCAAAAGTGCCTGACCGGTATCACGATCCTCGATGATGATCAAATTCGGTCTGTATCTCAAATATTCAACGTCAACCCGGCGCCGCAACTGCGGATATTCAACCTTGTCGCGCCACTGGTCAATCAACACCGCCCCAAGTTCCGACCACCCCCATGTCTGGCAAACGGAATATGCCGACCCCTTGTTCTTTTTAGACGCCGTATCCCAGGACTGCAACACGAAGTCGCACTTCGGCAGAATTTTGTAATACTTCCAGTTGTGCCGCAGGAAAATTGTGCCCTCCATCGGCGCCGGCCGCTGCTGGAAAAGTGCCGCCCACATCATTGCAGGCATATTGTTCTTTATCCGTTGCAGAGCCTCCGCGTTATACCGTTCCGGACACAGTGCCTCGCCGACCTTCCGACCCACCGGATCCATCGAGTCTTCCGCAAATGCCGGAATCCGAATGTGAAACCAGCCATCATTCTTTTTCTCGCGCAATAAATATCCAATCAGGTCGTCCTCATGCCATCGGGTATTATGTGCCGGCAAACCATTGGCAATGAAATTTTCAGTTTCCGTGATCTGGACATCAAATACATCCTCAATCCCCGCATAGGTGATTGATTCAATCTTTTCCAGAATAAAATCTGAGGTATCGCATGGTTTCTTCAAGCACTTCGGTTGTAGCGAATCGTTTACAGAGGAGATTGCAGTCGTTGCAAAGAAGTCCTCTGACTTGCCTGGTATCGTGGCAGTGGTCGACGCACAATACTTCCCGCCAACTGGATGGATTGTTCGCCATGGAAGCGTGGCGCTTACAAATTGCACAACACCCACCCTGCGCCTCATACATTCGATTGTATTGTTCCAGAGTGATGCCATAACGGTATTTAAGTTTGTTACTAAAGCGTGACATCGCATTAACTGACGGTGGACGAACGCCATCAGCCCATCGCTTTTTATTGTAGTGCGAACTACAGTATCCTCGACTGGCCACTGGTTTGTCGCATCCGATTGCCTTGCAGTGCTTACCTTTCCAGATTCCCCATTTACCCGGTAAATTTCGTGGCCCAGGTGTAAGTCTTTCACTCGTATCCATTTTGCAACTCCTTTCTCGTTGATAAGAAACGGATGTCTCTCGTTCGCCTTAACAACAATACCAGAAGTTGTCTTAATTGTAAAGACTTTATCAGGACCATTGTTGATCCAATTTTCTACTTTAGATACTCCAAGCCGACCATTCCTGTACGTAGCCACCATATCCCCTGGCCGGACATCTTTCAGGTATTTTTCCGTACCATCGGACATCCAAACCGGAGTATCGCCGGTCATGCAGTGCAAAATCACAATAGTAGCACCCGGCTCGAGGCGCGTGTAAAATGTGGAGTCGAACCAGTCCCTGATCATCTCCCTTGTGGTCTGACTCTGTGTTTCCTGCCAGTTTTTGTGCGGATCGTCAATAATAGCCAGATCTGCGCCCTTCCCGGTTATCGGACCGCCCACACCCGCGGTGACCATCCCGCCCTCCTGTGTGGTCGCCCAGTTATTAGATGCCGTTGCGTCTTCAGCCAGATACAATCCAACATCGGAACCATGCTCCCTGACAATGTTTCTCACCCGCCGGCCCCACGTTGCCGCAAAATTAGCCTCGTAAGTTGTCAGCAATACCCGCTTGTCGGGCCAGTTAGCCAAAAACCACGCCGGAACCCACTGAGACATGAAAAATGATTTACCATGTCGCGGCGGAACACTGATCATCACCCGCCCGCCACCCATCGCGATCGCCGTAGCAATTATATGACTGATCATCACCAGATACTTGAACGGCAACCACGCCCCCCTTGACATCGTGGTGGCAAATGTATGCGGAAGTATCTTCCACACATCCGCGGGCAACTGATCAATAAACCGATCATAGCCCAGGGAAACCGTAGCGTCCTGCGTCGTCAACCTCTGTGGTATCACTTCCGTCACCATCCTCCTGATTAACGCCGGGGGAAGCCCCAACTTTTTTGACTTTCTTAACAATGAGTCCATCTCTGCCTGGGTCCGTGGCCTTTTTAGATCTTCCAGCAACACCCCCGTCTTCTCGGCCTCCAGATCCTCCATCGTCCTCCGATGTTGCAATCTCTCTAACCCCTCCGCGACCACCCGCTCCCTGACCATGAACAACCTCCTGAAACCCCCTCGTCATATTCGCCAAGTGTTTATTAAATTCAGTAGCGTCCTTGTCGTCACTGACCAACAACACCTGACGACTGAACATCCCGGTGGCCAGGTGCTCGATCGCCCGGCGCATCATCGGATCCTGCAAAATCATATTCACCTGAACATTACTGATCTTTTTGTTCTTCGAGGAGTCGTCACGATCCTCCAACTCCTTCAAAAGTTCAAACAACCTGTCCAGCGCCGCCTGCTTCGGAAACAACTTGATCTTCATTGTCTTACCGCCCGCCTTGCTCGTCGTCTCACTGATCTCCATCACGCCGGCCCGCTGCGCCTCCGTCAACTGATCCGACGATCGCAAAAAAGTAAGACCGTTAGCGTTCCATGACACGTAATCCTCCATCTTCGCAAATGCCATCCGCCGATACTCCTCAACAATCAGATCCAGCGAAACGCCAATCCGCGAAGCAACACTCTCCCGCAACAACAATAAATAAACACTGATATCCTCCCGCGATATCAACTCGTCAATATCCTTCTCAATCTCGGGAATCGGGGCGCCGGTGAACAAGGTCGTCTTATACCCCGCATCACTATACGCCAACTTCTTGTCGAAATGCCTTACATACCCCTCGCAAAACTTCCGCTCCTGCTCATTCAGGCTCAACAGGGCCATCCGCTCACGCCTGATAAAATCCATTACATCAAGATTCACCGGCTTCGCTTTAGTGCTTTCCATAAAATCCTCCCAAAAATGCGTTTTTACAATTCCGTAACAAAATGCTTGACAAGTCCGGAATTGTCAAGTAGCTTTTCAACCATCTTGGTTCCTTCATTTCCATTCATTACCCCCGTCAGGCGGAAAGGGGTGGATGCACCCCATCCCTTTCCCGCCAAACCCTGAAAAACCCCTCCACCAAAAAATGTAGTCTTTCTGTACAATCATTTTGTGGCCCATCAAGTTTTTGCACTCCAAAAAATAGTGCAAGAAAACCGGGCACCTGGAAGTGAATCGAAATGTTTCTGTACAACCTGGACAACAATCGACGCGAAAATGATTGT